AAGCGTTCTATGAATGTTTCTTTGATAAAACTTGCTTCTTCGTAGCTGATGTCAATGTCCAAGTTAACTCTCAAGTACATGTTTGGCTTGATAAGTGTGTCCTGTTCGTCAATCAACTGAGATAGCTTTACTGTACGGTACTTAGGACAGTCTTCCCAGTTAAGGTATTCTGGTTCTGCATTGTTCTCACGGTCTAATATCATCATACCGCGGTCATCGTCCCAAGCATCTGCATAGTTGTGAGGAAAAGCATTACCGATGTAGTGGATCTTACCTTGCTTCTGACGCTTGTGGAAGTGTCCACTGAACACATACTCTTGGTTCTTGAAGTGTTCTGACTTTAGTTCACCATGATCGGGCATCTGTACCATAGCATTCATATAAAAGCTGGGCAGTTCAAAGTGTCCAAACAGGTATTTGGCCTGTATCTTCTCTATCCTACGCCATTCATCACCTACTAACCACGGAACCAGTGCTACATCTTCGATAACTTGAATGCTATCTACCACTGTAATACCTGGAATGTGCTTTGCAAACTCAGTTGACTTTACATCACGCTTGTCTTTGTAGTACAAGTCGTGGTTACCAGCAAACATATAGAACTTTTCAAAGGATTCACCTAACTTCTCTAACAACTTGATAGTTGTATCCATGGTTGTAAGGTTAAGACTGTTCCTATTATGGTGCCAGTCGCCGCAAAAGATGCCTGTCTCGCAATTATTTGCTTGTGCTTGTTCTATATACCAGTCGATATACTGTTCACAATCGTGATTGTGTACTCGTGAGTTACCCTTCATACCTAAGTGTATGTCAGTGAACACTGCTGCTTTCTTAAACAAATGATTTCTCCGTATTGAATACTACTATAGCAAGAAAATCTAACAAAATCAACCTGATTTTTGTTCCTCTTGACGTTTTAGAGCAGCTTCCCACTCGCCTTGGTGTAGTCTTGTATAACTTGGATTGTAATTGTTCATTTCAAGTATGTCATCACGTATGTTTTGATTGCGTTTCTCTAGGTTAATAACACGCACAAAGCTATTAGTAACAGCAGCGGTATAATAAGCAAAGGGGTTATTGGATTTAGATTCATCAAATTGTAGTCCTATCTGTGAAAGTTGTAAGATTGCTTGACCTTTCATTTCATCTTTGTAAGTGTACCCGCGAACATTGCCTCTAGTAGCGTATCTGTCTACTAGTTTCAGCCACATCATTGCAAGTTTGTTGGTTGCTTTGCCATGATCCTTGCTAAAGTGTCCATTTTCCATACCACCTTGCCAATGACTCTTACCTACGCACACAAGTTCGTCGTTTTCATTGAATTTGAAATGTTGAAATGGAGGAAAATTTAGTTTTGTCTTGTGATCTGCGACAGTTTTAGGATTTTTCTTACGTCCTGGTTCCTCTGGAATGTGATCAAACATCATTACACGAAAAATTAAATCAGTTTTTTCAATTGTTCTGTAATCTACTTCAAAATCAGCAAGTTTTACCTTTTTTCCATTGGCTTTTGCTTCATCATAAGCAGCTTGTCCTTGTTTTTTAGCCTTACCTCTTTTAGCTTCGGCTATTGTTCTAATATTAATTTTATCTATTGATGGTAATATAATATCATAATCGGCATACTCGGGCGAAACATAACTGCAAAATGTAGTTTTTGACTTGTGTATCTCGGCAAGCATGTCTTTGTTGTTCAAATAGTTTACTTTTCTAGCCAATATAGACTCCTTTTATAATATAATAAACTATGCACTTAATTTTGTCAACTAAATAATGTATAGGAGACATCAATGGCAAATACATTTCAAACACCACCTAGAAGTACAGGAAGTGAATTATCGCAATTCGGAACTTCTGGCAGGTATACCAAACAATCCTACAGTGATTTTACAGGCTCAAATGCTAATCTATTAATGAGTAGACATCGTGCAAGAAACATTCCTCCTGGGGGTGAACCTGTAAAACGTGAAGCAAAAGTTGCTGCTATGGCTCCATTAAATACAGATTTAGGTGAGGATTGGCGTGTAAAAATAAGCGTACCCGATCTTGCCACTTTTAGATCTAGTCCTTTGTTGTCTCCTTTAGCTGACACAGGATATAATGTTGTCTTTCCTATAGTTCCTACTATTGCTGTTCAATACATGGCCAATTATGACAGCATTGCACCCGTACATACTAACTATACTTATCCTCAATATGTTAATAGTAGTGTAAACGAGATTGCAATTACAGGTGAATTTCCTGTTCAAAGCGAAGAAGAAGGACAGTATTGGTTAGCAGCAACACATTTCTTCCGTGCTGTAACAAAAATGTTCTACGGGGATAGCAGCAACAAAGGTGCTCCACCGCCTTTATGTAAATTAAATGGGTATGGAGACTTTGTTTTGAACAATGTTCCAGTAGTAATTACAAGTTTTGTTAGTGATTTACCTAATAACGTTGATTATATAAGGGTTCCTATTAATTCTCAGCAAGAAGGATCCTATGCTCCGCAATATCAAATGGTTCCAACAAACAGTACAATAGCAATTACAGTACGTCCAACTTACAGTAGAGGTAGAATTGCAGAATTTAGCCTTGATAAGTTTATAAATGGAGACTTAACAGATAAAGGATTTATCTAATGGCAAGTTATACTAAAACAAGTCCGTATGCAACTACCACTGTAACAGCAAGTGGCGAACTAGATTTACTTAAAATACGTCCTGTACCTGCAGATGACGACGATTTTCTTTATACAGTAGAAGCACAATACAACAATAGACCAGATCTATTAGCATTTGACCTTTACGGTACACCTAAACTGTGGTGGGTCTTTGCACAACGTAATTTAGATGTATTGAAAGATCCTGTGTTTGATATGAAAGCAGGAACAAAAATATTTCTACCAAAACAAAGTTCTTTACAAAAGGCACTGGGTATCTAATGGCTATAAAACCTAATATGTTGCATCAATTTGCAAGTTTCAATAATGTTTTTACTTTGTCAGTATTAACAGTTGATGAAGTAAACATGCCTGATGAAACATACAGAGTAAGCGAGCCGTTACTGCAAATCTTTCGCAGTGGCGGTGGTGCAGAAAATAAAGTTACCACAGCATATGAAGATTTAATAGGAAAGAAACTAGAATATTTTATAGATGATGTTAGTATTGAAGGTTTGATGGTTCCAAACAGCAAAACTCGTACTACAAACGCAACATATATTGAATTTTCTGTTACAGAACCTTACAGTATGGGTTTATTTTTGCAAACCTTGCAAATTGCAGCAACAACAGCAGGTTATACAAACTATTTACAAGCACCTTTCTTGCTTACAGTTGAATTTATTGGATATGATGACGACGGAGACATACTTGTAGTAGAAGACGGCCGCAATTTGAAAAGAATGTTTCCTTTGAAATTTACAAATGTAGAATTTGCAATAAATGACAAAGGATCAACTTATACTATTGAATGTATTCCTTGGAATGAACAAGCATTTTTAGATAATGTTGAACAAACCAAAACAGATACAGCTATTAAAGGTAGCAGTGTTGTAGAAATCTTACAAAGTGGTGAACAAAGTCTAACAACTATTATGAATGGCCGCTTTGAAGAACTAAGAAAAGCAAACAAACAAAACACAGCTGACGAAATTGTTATTAGCTTTCCAAATGATTTTGCAACCAGCTTAACTCCAGCACAAACTTTAAGTAACAATGATCAAGGAGCAACACAACCAGGTTCTTCTAATAGAAGAAAAGGTGGCGGATTATTTGGAAACATTGTAAAAGGAGCTGTAGGAGGAATTATCGGTGGCGCTCTAAGCGGAAATAAAAATATTGCGCAAAATGCACTAGGTGGAGCATTAGGTGGAGCATTTGGAGGCGGTTTTGGAGGCGGGTTCAGTGCAAGTATAGGCGGATTGCTTACCAGTTTTAAGGAAGGCGACATAAATGGACTATTCCAAGGTATTACAGGATTCTTAGGAGCACAAGCACCACAAGATTTTGAAGCATTTATCAGTATGATTACTGGACAAGTGTTTACACGAAGCAATATCGGCGAAGGATTGTCAAGATTGTCTCAAGATGCAGGTAGTGTTAATGGTTTAGGTTCAAGCAGGATAATTGATGCTTTCCAAGACATGGGTCAAGCACCTATGGCACAAACTGGACAAGTGTATGACAGTAAAAACAAAGTTATGACTCGAGGTAAAAACGTTATCAGTCCAAATGAGCGTGTATTTTCATTTCCTAGTGGTGCTAAAGTAACAAGAATTATTGAAGAAGTAATGCTAACCAGTGATTGGGCAAAGAATGTTAAAGAAAGAGCACCAGATGAAAACGGAATGATTGAATGGTTTAAGATAATCAGCGAAGTTTACATTAAACCTGGAGCACAAACTGAACAATTGAATGGTAATCCTGCGCAAACATATCATTATAAAATTGTTCCTTATATGGTACATTCAAGCCATTTCCAAAAACCTACAGATCCAGGGCTAAATTACAATGCATTACAAGAAAAAGTTGTAAAAGAATACAATTACATATACACTGGTGAGAGCAAAGATATATTAAACTTTGATATTCAAATAAACGCTGCATTCTTTACAGCAACTATGGCTGATTCAGGTCAAAACAATACCAGTTTCAAAACCGGTGGTACACAAATGAAAGTTACTCAAGAGAAAGATGGGCAACTTACATTAAATGATCCTACAAGTGCTATTAGTAGCACAGGAGCAGTTCTTGCAGTTGATAAACTAAGAACAAGTTCACAAGGTGGCGGCGGAGCCGGCATTGACAACAATAAAATTAGAACTGCACGTATGTTCCACGACATAATTATTAACAGTGATGTAGATTTAGTAAGTTTAGAGCTAGAAATACTTGGTGACCCTTATTATGTGTTTGATAGCGGCATGGGCAACTATACTGCTAAAGATATTGATCAAAATGAAACTGAAAATGGTGATATAGAATATCAACGTGGTGAAACTGATATCTTAATTAATTTTAGAACACCTGTTGATTATAGTGAAGAAATAGGAACAATGGTTTTTCCTGAAGACACTGTACCTGTAGACGCATTTAGTGGATTATATAGAGTAACAAGTCTTGTAAACAACTTTAGTAACGGTAGATTTACGCAAAGACTTACACTTTTACGTAGACGCAACCAAGAACGTGATATTAAACAGGTTGCAAGTCAGGATAAAGCAGTAAAAGTTACAGATGCAACACCTCAAGACGAAGTTTACAGCCCGTACGGATAAAAACAATGGTAGATACAACAGGACAAACAGAACATCAACGCACAGCTGACCCAGGACCTCAAGAATCCAAAGCAGGTCCTTATCTTGCTCGTGTTATCAAACATTCCGATCCTTATTATTTGGGCGGTTTAGAAGTTGAATTGTTAAAAACAACTGAAGCAGGTAATATAGGCGAAACACTAGGACAAACTGCTATAGTTTATTATGCTAGTCCGTTTTATGGCATTACACAAAGTGCCAATATTGGTAAAAATGACAAATACAGCGATACACAAAAAAGTTACGGATTTTGGGCTATACCTCCTGATCCAGGCAGTTTAGTTCTTGTTACATTTGTTGAAGGAACTAGAGAATTTGGTTATTGGTTTGCTTGTGTACCAGAAAAAGGTATGACTTTTATGTTACCTAGCGGACAACCTGCTACAGAACAGTTGACAGGTCCTGTTCCTAATGAATTAAAAGGAAAAAGATTACCTGCAGGTGAATATAATAAAACAATTACCAAACCACAAACTAATAATGTTATAAAATACAAACGTCCTGTAAATGATGACTTTGTAAATCAATTATTAGAACAAGGGTTAGTCGAAGATGACATTAGAGGTATTACTTCAAGTAGCGCACAACGTGAATTTCCTAGTGCTGTTATAGGTCTTAGCTCACCTGGACCTGTAGACAAGCGTGGAGGCTCACCACAAGGTAAAATTGGTTTGAAAGAAAGCCAAGCAACTGTGCATACCAGTCGTTTGGGCAGCAGTAGTTTTGTTATTGATGACGGTGATGACAAATTAATACGTAAAGGTGCTCCACAAGACACACCTTATGAATATATTAACAAAGAAGCAAGTGGCAAAGGCGGCGATGTAACTAGACCTCACAACGAATTAATACGTTTGCGCACTAGAACTGGCGCACAAATATTGATGCACACCAGTGAAGATTTAATTTATATCAATAATAGTCGTGGAACTTGTTGGATTGAAATGTCTAGCAATGGTAAACTGGATGTTTATGCACAAGATAGCATAAGTTTTCACACAGAAGTCGATATGAATTTTGTTGCTGATAGAGATATTAACTTTGAAGCTGGCAGAAATATCAATATGATTGTTAATGAAAGTATTTTTCAAAGTGCAGGTGCAAATTTAGAAATAAAAGTTGGTGCTGATGGTAAAATACAAGCAGGCGGAACAATCAATAGTTTATCTGGTGACGATACTTATATTACCGCTGGCGGCACTGCTTGGATTGATGGCGGCCCTGATGTACAACTTAATGGCGGCGGTGCTGCTACTGAAGCAATAAAGGCAAGTTTTCCACAGCGTGTTCCACAACATGAACCTTGGAATGGACATGAAAACTGGAACCCACCTGAAACTGAACCAGAAAAAACAGAAGCAGTAACTACAGAAAGCCAAGATGTACATCCAGAAGATAGGACAGTGCAGACAGATAGAACTATTATGAATGACCTATAAATACATATAAGGAGAGGGTCATGACTACAGCAGCTATTCCGTCTACTAGACCACGCAGTGCAGTTGAAGCACACAGGCAACTACTGGCTAGAGAACGTGAACAAAATGGTGATATTCCTAGTTTTGCACAAGATAGTGCAAGAACTTGGGCTGTCACAGAAAATGGTATTGGACAAGCAGGTGAAATTAATAGATTTGTATCTGGTGTGTTTAATAGCGCAAATTTAGGCGAAGCAACTACTGCTTTAACCGGTGCAATACAAGATTTTGGCAGTGTTGACTTAATACGAGTTAATGGTATAGCAGGTGCAATAGAAGGTGCGTTTTCTGGAGGCCTTAGAGGTGCAATAGAAGGCGGTGTAACCAGTGCATTAAATGCAGCAATAGCACAAAGCGGTATTGCTGATCAGCTTAACAACATGGCTAGCCAATTAGGTGTGCAATTACCAGCAGTACCAGGAATTCCTGCATTAGGTGGTGCAAGTCCTAGCGGTGCAAGTGGAGGTGCAGCAGCAGCAGGAAGGGCAGGTGTAACACGAGCAGGTACACTACCAACAGATGCCCCTTCACCAGCGAGAACAAATATTCAAGATCCTACACAAGCAGATGTTGATATAACTGTTGATAGTTTTTTACAAGGTTTACAAGGTAGTTTAAGTAGTTTAGCGCAAGGTATTGGCGGTCTTTTAGGAGGTGCTATACAACAATTGCTAGGAAGTACAGCTTTAAGCGGTGCTTTAGGTGGACTTGTTAGCGGACTTAGTCAAGGTTTAAGTAATGCACTTGGAGGTTTGAGTAATGCATTAGGCCAAGCAGCGTCTGGATTATTGTCAGGCTTAGGAAATGCTATACAAAGTATACCCGGTGTTGGTCCAGCATTGAGCGGAATGACCAGTGCTATTGGAGATTTTGCAGGTAATTTGAGTGGTGCTTACAACAATTTACCACCGATAGCAAAAGCTGGTGTAGATGGTGCTATTGCAGCAGTTGGCGCAAACGTAATCAACCGTGTAGGCATACCTGGCGTACCAAGAATACCACCTGCTGCCGCAGGAATAGCCACAGCAGCTATTAGTTTTTCAGATAATCCTTCTGCACAATTGAGACAAATTGCAGAAAGAGCTAAAGAAGTACATCAAAGAACTTACAGTGAAACAAGAGATCCAACATTTAGTAATATTGCTAGTACAGCAAGCAGAGCAGCTAGAGAAATGGAAGGAAACGTACAAAGAAATGCTGAAGGTAACTTTGTATTAGTTAGAGATCCTGATCAAGCTCAAGCATCTGTTAACAATACAAAAGTTATTGAAAACAATGCTATAACACCTCCAGCAAATATGTTTGAAGATACGCTAAATGATGTACAATTACAAAGTTTTCAAACATATGAAAGAATAATAGATGGCAAATTTGCAGTTTATGGTTCAACTGGTCAAATCCTTGCAAATCTTACATATAGAGAATATGTTGAATTTGAAAAATTGGTTACTCCTGAAACAAGAAACTTTATTGTTCAAATAAGTGCAGCAGAAGCACAAACAATACAAGACTTAGCAAATAGATTTTTAACGTTTTATCGTAGTAGTAAAAGTCGATATACCATGGATGGACTGTAAGGTAAATACGTTATGGCTACTAATGACAAACCCCTATATAAAAGCATTACGGTAAAAGCAGCAAATGACGATACCGGACCTGTGAGCAGTAAAAAATATAGAGGTATTAGCACTGTTGATGCAGATCGTGGCAGTTATAATCTTTATGATATTTCGTTAATTAAGCAAGATATTGTTAATCATTTCCACATACGTCAAGGTGAAAAATTAGAAAATCCTACTTTTGGTACAATTATATGGGATATTTTGTTTGAACCACTTACTGATGGATTGAGAGATGCTATTATACAAAACGTAACTGATATTATTAACTATGATCCTAGAGTTAGTGTTGATAGTATAACAGTTGATACCTACGAAAGTGGTATACAAATTGATTGTTCTTTGACATATTTGCCTTATAGCATTAGTGAAACAATGCGACTAAAATTCGATCAAAGTGCAGGATTAATTTAACTGCGCACTTTATTAAATCACATAAATATTAAAAAGTGAGGACAGTGCAACATGTCAAGTACAGAACGTCAAAATAGACTTCTCTTAGCAGAAGATTGGAAAACAATATATCAGAGTTTCAAGTACGCTGATTTTCAAAGTTATGACTTTGATAATCTTAGACGTACAATGATCAATTACATACGTCAAAATTATCCTGAGGATTTTAATGACTACATTGAAAGCAGTGAATATCTTGCACTGATCGACCTTATTGCTTTCCTTGGTCAAAACCTTGCTTTCCGTACTGACTTAAATGCACGTGAAAATTTTATTGAAGTTGCAGAACGCAGAGAGAGTATTTTGCGTCTTGCAAGACTAATAAGTTACAATCCAAAAAGAAATCAAGCCGCAAACGGTTTGTTAAAAATTGAAAGTGTTAGCACAACAGAAGAAGTTATTGATAGTAATGGTAACAACTTGTCAAATCAAAGTATTATTTGGAATGATGGTACTAACCCTAATTGGTATGAGCAGTTTATCAAAGTATTAAATGCGTCTTTGCCTGTTAACACTGCTTTTGGAAGACCTATTAAAAAAGCATCTATTAACGGTGTTGTTACAGAACAATATAGATTCAACGGTACAAATACAGATATTCCTAGTTTTACTTTTAGTAAACAGATTAACAGTGTAAGCACTGCGTTTGAAATTGTAAGTACAGGTATTGACACAGATACAAATACACTAGTAGAAGAAGATCCTCTACCAGGTAATAAAATGGCATTTGTTTATAGAGATAACGGCCAAGGCGCAGGATCAAGCAACAGTGGTTTCTTTATGCATTTTAGACAAGGGTCTCTAAAAAACAATGTTTTTGATATAACAAACAATGCGCCAAATACAGTAGTTAACATTGATACTGATAATATTAATAATTCAGACGTATGGCTGTATAAACTTGACAAACAAAACAATGAAGAATCACTGTGGACTAGAGTAGATTCTGTTGAAGGTAACAATATAATTTACAACAGCGTATCAAAAGGTATACGTGACATTTATGCTGTACAAACAAGAATTGAAGATAGAATTAGTTTGATATTCAGCGATGGTGTTTTTGGTAATATTCCAAAAGGCAAATTCAAAGTTTATTATAGAACAAGCAAAAACTTAGATTATAGAATTAATCCATCTGATTTGATTGGTATCAATGTACAAATACCTTACATTGACAGATCTAACAAACAACAAACATTGAACTTAGTCCTTGAACTAAAAAGTGTTGTTGAAAATTCTAGTGTAAGTGAAAGCAACGAAAGTATTAAGAGTACTGCTCCAAGCACATATTACACACAAAATAGATTAATCACAGGTGAAGATTATAATATCGGTACACTAGGTGTAAACCAACAGATTATTAAAACCAAAGCTATCAATAGAACCAGCAGTGGTATTAGTAGATATTATGATTTACGTGATGCTACAGGAAAATATAGCAATACTTTGATGTATGGTTCAGATGGTGTAGTATTTGCTGAAGAATATCAAGATTTAGATAGTTTTGAATTTATTACAAAAACTGATATTGAAGCAGCAATTAACAATTTAATTGTACCAAAAATTAAAACAGCAAGTGTAAAGAATTTTTACTATGAAAAATTTCCTCGAAAAACCAGTATTGCTAATCTAAACATTACTTGGAATCAAACTACATCAGGAACAAACATTACAACTGGTTATTTTACTGATTTGTACAGTTTGCCTGTAACTGTAAGCTCGTTTACACAGGGTTTACCCAAGTATATTGAACCAGAAGCATTGATTAAATTTACACCTCCTTCAGGATATTGTTTTGACAAAGACAATAAACTAAAAGAAGGTTCTCCTACTGCCTCCGGAGATAAGGAATATATTTGGAGTAAAGTAATCAGTGTTGTTGAAGGTGGTACTGAAATTGATGGTACAACTGGTTTAGGACCTATTACATTTAATGATTATATTCCGTCAACTGTACAAGTTGCTGAAATTATTTCTCCTATTGTAGGTGCATTAACAAATGATGTAACTGTACAACTTGTAGACCAAGTATTTGCTTATAAAACTTTTGGTTTGCGTTATGATGTTGATTTACGTCAATGGAAATTGATATTGAATACAAACCTAAATGCATCAGCAGACTTTAGTTTAGGTAAGCAAGGTGATAACACTAATCAACAGTTGGATGCTAGTTGGTTGATGCTATTCGAAACCAATGGTGAAAAATACACAGTAACAACACGTTCTTACCGTTATGTTTTTGAAAGTGATGATGAAATACGTTTTTATCATGATAGCACTGATAGAATATACGACAGCAAAACAGGAAAAATTGTAAAAGACACAATTACAATTTTAAGCAACAACAATCAACCTGATAGTCTTAATGCTTTTACACAAGACTGGACATGGCAAGTTGTAAAAGAATATAGAGATGTTGACGGTTATGTTGACAATAAAAAATTAGAAGTTGGATTCTTTGACAGCGATGATGATGGTGTTATTGATAATCCTGATGTATTTAGAAGGGTGGTTGAGCCTACAGTGTCTACAACTACAAAATACATATTTGCAAAAAAATATACTCGTAATGGTACAGAAGTATATGATTATGTTGATGCAGAATCTGAAAACATTGTAGTGCCTGCACTTGGAGATCCAAATGCTATTACAACTTATGCAGATGGTACAATAATTTACAATTATAAAAAAGATATTTTTTATACCGTAGACTTAACAGCAAATCAATTTGTGTTAAACACTAATTACAAAGTTTATACAGGTAGAGATAAAATACGCTTTGGATATAGTCATGCTGCAAACGAAAATCGCAGAATTGATCCAAGCAGCAGTAATATAATGGACGTTTATATGTTAACAAAAACATATGATACAAATTATAGAAAATATTTAAGCGGAGAATTAACTGAAGTAGTTTTACCTCCGAGTAGTGACAGCCTGTTCCAAAGTTACGGTGCAGATATAACACAAATTAAAAGTATCAGTGATGAAGTAATTTATCATCCTGTAAAATACAAACCACTTTTTGGTAGTAAAGCGAGTAACAATTTGCAAGCAGTATTTAAGATTGTAAAAAATCCTGGTAGAGTTGTAAATGACAATGATATTAAAGCAAGAGTAATTGATGCAGTGAACGAATTCTTTGCATTAGAAAACTGGGATTTTGGAGAAACATTTTATTTTAGCGAATTAGCAGCCTATATTGTTAAACAAGTTTCACCTGATTTAAGCAGTATTGTACTTGTTCCTAGACAAGAATCACAAAGTTTTGGTAGCATGTATGAAATAAAAAGTGAAAATGACGAAATCTTTATCAGTGCTGCAACAGTCGAAGATGTAGAAATTATTGATGCAATTACAGCAAATAGACTTAAAGCAACAGGTAATGTTGTAACAAGCGATGAAGTATTAAACACAGGTGTACAAAGCAGTGAAGAAGCAAGCACAATTATTATTGGAGGCGATTATTAATGGCATATAACGACGAGCAGAACGAATATCCTTTGCCAGCCGGTGATTCAAAGAATCCTTCTAGTGCTAACTTTTTGCCTCGATACTTTAGAACTGAAGCTAACAAAAAGTTTTTAGGAAGTACATTAGATCAAGTTACAACACCCGGTGTTGTAGAAAAAATCAATGCTTTTGCCGGACGTAGAGAAGCAAAGGCTGTAAAATCTACAGATACATATCTTGCAGATGTTAGCACAAATAGAGAAAATTATCAGTTAGAACCTGCTGTTGTAATCAAAGACAATATAGGCAATGTAGAGTTTTACAAAGACTACAATGACTACATTGGTCAACTTACTGCGTTTAGATCAACTACAAAAGATCACAGTAAATTAAACAGCCAAGAATTTTATGCATGGGATCCACATATAAACTTTGACAAGTTTACCAACTTCCGTGAATATTACTGGTTAGCAAATGGTCCACAAGAAATTCCTGTTAGAGGACAAAGTTTAGAAGTCCGTAGCACATATACAATTTCAACGGTTGTAGATGATGATAATACTGCTTATGTTTTTACACCAAACGGATTTTCAAGAAACCCGTCTTTGAAACTTTACAGAGGACAAACATATAGATTTGAAATTGACACTCCGGGCCATCCAATTGGTATAGCAATCAGTAGAGCGTTTCAGCCTGGTTTAGATAATGTAGACAGTAGTTTAATAACAACACTATTTGAAGACGGTGTTGAAATAACTCCTAATGATACAGACACTCTTAAAGAAAGAGAATATGCTATTAAAGAAGGATTTGTTGAAAAAGGTGTTCTTGAATTTACAGTTCCAATGAACGCACCTGAAACACTTTACTACATTTCACAAAATA